GACCCTAGCGGATGGGCCGGAGTTGGTGCTATTAAAGTTATATCAGATGGTACAGAAACAGCAGACAGAGTTATAAACTTAGTATTTCATTCAGCGTAAAGGATTAAGATGAGTACAACAATAGCAAACCTAGTTGATAGGGTTTTTAGAGAGTACCTTGAACCAATGGAAGATGTGGTCAGTTATTCTTATTTAACCTCCGGAATAGATGAAAATGCAACAACTATATCTTATGATGGAGATTTATTTTCTGTAGAAGAAGAAGACGCATTAGATGCAGGAGCCATACTAGAAGTAGGCCAAGAGTTAATGTACTCAAAAGAACTTAATGCTGTAACTAATGAAATTACAGTACAAAGAGGTGCTAGAGGGACAACAGCAGAAGCACATTCTTTAGGAGCGCTTATTAAAATAACTCCACAGTTCCCAAGAGTAAATGTTTTTAATGCTGTTAAAGACCAAATAGAAAATTTATATCCAACACTATATGCAGTCGAGACACAAACAATATCTAGTGCAGTTGGTTATGTTGCGTTAACAGGTGACGATGACAATAGAATTGTTGCACCATTAAAAGCAGTATCACAATACCAAGAGCTAGACGCAGGTAATGAAACCACAGTACAGTTTAGAGGGGTTGCTGTAGAGCTTATAGATGTACCAACTTCTATAACTGCATCCGGTAAAGTTGTACAGTTTAGTGGCGTAAGTACTGGTGTAAATGTTCACTGTACTTTTAAAAAGAAATTTGGAGAAGTGTCTTCTGAAAGTACAACACTAGCAGAGATAGGTTTAGAGACAGAATACGAACCAATTATTATGGCCGGAGTTGCTGCACAAATGATAGCAGGCAAAGACATACCTACTTACACAGCAGATTATATTACAGACCAAATGCAAGTAACAAATTATCCAGTTAACTCTTCATCGAATATAAGAAATTCTTTACTTCAGTATCAACAAGTTTTAATAAATCAAGCAAGAAAAGATTTAAGAGCCAGGTACCCGGAACCTGTCAGTTTAAACAGCGTGGTATATCCAAGTGCCTAGAGTTGCAAATACTTCTATTGTCAGCAACCCACAAAGATATGGTTATGATATTCGCTTAGATAGTCTTTACTTTAGAACTGCTATTGGCCCTGGAAGAGCGATGACTATACAATCATCCGATGTACAAGAAGGTCAGATAAATGTTAAACAAAACCCCGAAGACTTTACATCTAACTTAGGTCGTATCTATTCACGAAATGATTTTCGTGGTGGTCAAGGATTAGATACAGCACATAGAGCTAATGGTACACCTAAAGATACAACAAGATTTTGGGATAGCAAAGGTGTAGATATATTTCATGGAGATGAAGAAACTTCTTATAACATTCATTTGTTATACACCATGGAAACAAAAGGTTTAACTTTTACTACTTCTGAACAATATATAGCACAAACTACAAATGGTTATCTTTATGTTAGTGATGGCTTAGTAATATATAGAAGTACAGATTATGGAGAGAACTGGTCAACAGTTACATCTACAAATGTTTCATACAACATAACAGGTATGGTTGCATTTGGTAATAATGTTTTTGTTGTGACTGGAGATGGTGGAACAAATAAACAACTTATACATTTTGATGAAACAACTTGGAGTGTTGAAAGTTTAGGAACATCTATTACTGGTTACTTTACTGGTCTTTGTTTCGTTAAAGGTAGGTTAATTGTTACAGGTAAAAGCACAACTGCAGAATATCTATGGGAAGCAGACCCTTATACAGGAAACTTTACTGGTGTATTTCAAACACCAAGTGCAATAATAACTGTAGAACCTACACATAGTATTACTTCTGTTGTTGATGCAGGTGCAGTTATATTAGCTGCTAGTACAGATGGCAATATTTATTCTTTAAAAGATAATGCAGGTACTTTAGAACTTAAAGGACAATCACGCATTGGAGATGAACAAGTACACTCCATTGAAGCACTAGAAGGCATTGTATTTTTTGGTACACAAGAACAAGGTACAAATATAGGTAGATTATATAGAAGTGATTTGGTAGTAGCAGATGACTTGTATGTATTAGCTAACAGACAATTATTAAAAGAATGGGATAATGGTGTAGCAGGTTCTCCTCACTCTATGTTTGCATCAAGAGATAGTATTTATGTAGGTGTTAGAGAAAGTGCTACTGATACTTATTTGTGGAGATATTACTTACCTACTGCAGGTTTAGCTAGAGATTTAAAAGTACCTGGACAAGGTTTAGTGGGTGGCATTAAACAAGTACAGGGTAAATTTTTTGTATTAGTTCAAGGAACAAGTGGTGGTGTGTTTATGGAAACATCTACATACGAAACCGAAGGTTATGTTATTATGTCTGCTGCAGATTTCTTTACAGCAGAAAGTAAACAATTTGTTGGTGCAGAGATTTCTACAAATGCTTTACCTAATGATACTTCTGTAGAACTTTATTACTCAACTAAATTTGAAGCGTTAGATAATCCTAATGATAGTTCTTTTAAATTAGCATTTACACAAGCATCCGGTACTGGAGATACAGAAAAGCAAATAGCAGAAATAGCAAGATATATTGTTGGTAAAGTTGTACTTAAAAAAGATGGTGGTAACAACGCCACACCTAAACTAAAGTCAGTACAGTTTCGTGCATTAGCTAGACCGGAACTTGTAGTGGCACAGATACCTATAAACATATCAGATAGAGTAGAACGACCTGGAAGAAAACCTATAAAAGTAAAAGGTCTAGGAGAAGAGTTATATGCAACACTTCGTGATAAAGAAGGAGACAGTGTAACTTTAGAATTATTTAATCCTGCAGAAATTATAAGAGGTGTTGTGGAACAGATTAGTTATCCAGTACAATCTAATACAGAGCGTGGAAGTGTTACGCAATATGCTATACTGACTGTCAGAGGAACAAGGCAGCCTGTATTAGAAGATGTATCATCGATACATGTAGCAGGTATTTCAGCTTTTGGTATAATGAGATTTGGAGCATAAATGGCAGACAGAGAAAGTCAAGTAGTAAACTTTTTTGAGACAACATTAGCAGGACTACTAGCTAGTGGTGCTACTTCTACAACTTTAACTACTGCACCTACAACAGATGGAATAACAGCAATTAATGCTAGTGTAAGTAGCCCTTATTATTTAGTTATAGACCCGGATAACAACGCAAACAGAGAAGTTGTATTAGTAACATCTTCTGCTAGTTCTACATTATCAGCTATAACAAGAGACTTAGAAGGAAGACATGCAATAGACCCGGACCATCAATCCGGTACTGTCGTTCGTATGGCTGTACTTGCAGAACACTTTTCAGATGTACATGACAGAATAGATGCTGATGAAACTACTAATGCTACACATAGAACAGATGGTACTAAACACTTTTTATTAGTTGATGAAGATGATATGGCTAGTAATAGTGCTACTGTAGCAGCTTCGCAACAATCAGTTAAAGCGTATGTAGATGCTCAAACATCAGGTGGAGTAAGTTTAGGATTAGTACTGGCACTTTCATAATGGGAATGTTAACAATGCTCAAAGAAGGTGGAAGTCTTCTTATAGATACTATAGGCAACTTACCTATAAGCGAAGATTTAGATTTATTAGTTACTGCAGGTGGTACTTTATCAGTAACTTTTAGAATAGTAATGGATAGTTTTTTCATAACAAGTAGCAATAGTTCGCAAGCTTATGCTATAGTTATGGGAGATTAACAATTTGGAGATATAATGGCAGATACACTACATTCAGTACAAGGAGTTCTTGGAACATCAGCAGCAGATATTATTGATGCTGTTCCTGCAGCTACTACTGAAACAGTTATTGGTATTTTAGTATCTAATGTTAGTGGAACAAGTGCAGATGTTACAATAGATTTAAGTGTGACTAAATCAGGTGGAAGTTTAACTCACATTCTTAATGATGTATCACTACCTTTTGGCACAACAATAGAGATTACAACAAAAATATCATTAGAAACAGGTGATGTACTACAAGGATTATGTTCTGCAGCTTCTAGCGCAGAATACAATGTATCATTTCTTAGACAAGCTTAGGGGTAATTTATGCCCTACATAGGCACACAACCGAATGATGTAAAAAAGAATACAGGTTTATATACACCTAGTGAAATACTTCAATTAACTAAAGATGGTAGTTGGGGTGGCTCATTAGAACTTATTGATAGCCTATCTTGGACATCAACAACTAATAATTTAGAGTTCACTAATTTGAAAGAGGATATTTATGATGTTCACATTATTCAAGTAAAAGCAAGACCAAATGGTCCAAGTGGTAGTTTTTATTATAGAACTTCAAGTAATGGTGGAACTTCTTATGACAGTACTACTGGTAATTATCAATTTGCAGTTCAGAGATGTTTTGCTAATGGCACTTTTGATGAACAAAAAAGTAATAATGCAGGTGTAATAGAGTTATATGGGAATGCAGGTGCTACAGTTCAAGCTAGAAGTAATAGAACTACTTATATGTATAATGCAGGAAACCCAAACAAGTACACATATTTCACAGACCATTCAACTTGTGATAATAATGGTTTTAACTCTACTTTTGGTGGTGGTGTTAGAAGTTCTGCAAGTGTAGTTAATGCAATACAATTCTTTACTAATGCAGGTGGTGGCTTTGCAAATGGAGAAGCTTTTTTGTATGGAGTAAAACAGATATGAGTAACCTAAGATTAATTAATGAAACTACTGCTAGTTCTGTATCTAGTGTTGATGTAACAGATGTATTTAGTGCAGATTTTGATATTTATAAAATTTCAGTAGTTGGGGATTTTACTAATACTAATCAAATTATTAATGCAAGATTTATAAATTCTAGTGGAAGTGTAGTTACTGCTAGTAATTATAATTATGCAATTTTATCAATGGAAAGTGGTAATCTATTTGTTGAAGATAGAAATCAAAATCAAAATTATATGAGAAGAATGGTTTATTCACATACTGGAGTAGATTTTGGATTTGTATTATATATATTTAATCCTTATTCATCTAGTAGTTACAGTTTTTTATTATCACAGGGTACAGGTGCTCCTTCAGGGAAAGGAACAAGTAATAAAGGAATTGCAGTATTGAAACAAACTGCAAGTATGACAGGCATACGATTTTATAATGTTGATTTTACAGATATATCAGTTAAATGTTATGGATTGAGAGTTGATAGCTAATGGCAGGACAATTAATACAAGTAGATACAGAAACAGTAACAAGTGCAGTTCCATCAGTAATCTTGACTGGAATAAATGATGACAGTGTTTATATGTTAGCAATCACAAATATGGATAGTTCTAACACTAATTCATTTAGCTATCATTATCCTTATATAAGATTTACTGAAAGTGGCATTCCAAATACAACAACAAATTATGAATTTGCAGGAAAACTTTTAAATTCAGGTGGTGCATTTGGAAATATTGCAAATACAATCCAAGATGATATTCAGCTAAACCTTGTCCATGTTGGCACTGGTACAAACCAAACAGTGCAAGGAATTTACCACATATACAATGCTTATAACAGTTCAGAGTTTACTTACTGCACAATAGAAGGAGTTGGAATATCAACTTCAAGTTCAAATAATTTATATGGTGGAAATGGTGGTGCAGTGTTAAAACAAGCTACACAAGTTGATGGAGTTGAGTTAAGTTGGAGTAGCTCTGAAACTATAACAAGTGGAACTTTTACATTGTACAGGGTGGTTTAAATGAGTGAATATGGATACATACCAGAAGCACCAGAACAAGCTTTTAAAAATAATAAAGGTATTTTTACACCAAAAAATATTTATGATTTACAAAGAGTAGGTAAATGGACATTAGATAATTCAGATTTAGTTTTATTAAGTACTATGGATTTTGAAAATGTAAGTTCTTTAAATGTTGGTTTACCTACTGGTTATGATACGCATTTTTTATTGTTTAATGAATTTAGTCCTATTGCTGATAACACTCAATTACAGGCAAGATTTGTAATAAATGGAAGTGTTAATACGAGTAGTAAATATTCATACCATACTTTAAGAAATGATGATAGTAATAATACCTATCAACTTGCTGCATCAACAACAACTAGTATGGTACTTTTTAATGCTACAAGTTCACAAATTAAATATTCAGGGGGTTGGAATATGATGATACATGGTGCTGCAAATAATACAGTAATTCCTAAATTAAGTTGGAGTGGAGTTAGTGTAGATGCAAATGGAGATACTTCAGCTTTTGATGGAGATGGTATGTTTTCAGATGGTGGTACAGGTACAACTCCAACAAGAACAAGGCAAGAAGCAATACATTTTTTTCAAAACTCAAATAATATTAGTGGTCATGTTAAAGTATTTGGAGTATATAAACCATGAATTTAAAACATATAAAAACAGTAACTGCAGAGAGTGATGTAAGTACTTTAGCAATAGATGATTGTTTTAATTCAAGTTACTCACACTATAAAGTATTTTTAGAAAATTTAAACTCTTATGGTTTTACATATTATAATGCTAAATTAAGGGATACTTCAGGTGCAGTAAGTGGTACTAATTATATCCAACAACAATTAGGTAAATTTGGAACTACAGCTTCAGGTGGTGGTCAAGGTTTTTATTATAATGGTTATAACACAACCCTTGATTATATAATATATTTTGGGGGACAAGGAATAAATAGTTATCAAAATACTATACATGGAGTTTGGGATTTCTATATGCCATTTGAAAGTGATAAGTTTACTTTTATAACAGGTAAAGCACACAGCTCACAAGGTCAATATCAAATGTATGTAAGTAATACACACATAGTTTACCCAGTTGCTTCTTCAATTACAGGTTTAGAAATCGGTTATGCTCCTAAAATTTACACAGGAACTAAACTATCTGTATATGGAGTGCCAACATAATGCCTAAACAAGGATTACATATAATTCAAAAAACTGTTGTGTCAAGCAACACAGCTGCAGTGACATTAACAGGAATTGATGATACTTATGATGTTTATCATGTCAGAATAATAGATGCACAAAGCACTACGACAGAACCTTTAAAAGCAAGAATAACAAAAAGTGGAGTTGTAGTTGATAGCGATAATAATTATGATTATAGTTTTTGGGAACGCTTAACAAATAGAGCAAGTCCAGCTTTTAATAGTTTTGATAATCCTTATGGCTTACCAAATGCTGATAGTTGGAGAATACAGCATCAAAATTCTGATACACAAGCAGGAACAACAGTTGGTTTAAATATGGAAATGGATTTATTTAATTTTAGAAACGCAGATGCTAACACACAAGTTGCTTGGCGTTGTATTTTTAATGATGAAAGTTGGGATGGTATTTCAAGTACAAAAGGTGCAGGTGGATTTACTCCATCAAGCCAAAGTGTATCAGATGGTATATCATTCTTTAATGACAGTGGACAATTTACTCGTGGAACATTTATTCTTTATGGTTATTCAAACACAATATAGTAAAAGTATGCTAACATAGGAGATATTATGGCAACATTAGAAGAACTAACAACTGAAGCTACAGCGGAGATAGAAGCTGCTAAGCCAATGTACAAGCAAGTTAATAACGAAAGACTTGAGTTTACTGATGCTGATTATGCACAAGCTGTAACAGACTTGGCTAACAGTAAATGGGATACTCAACAGTTTGGTTATATACAAGCTAGACAAGAAGCTTATGGTTCTATTGCTGACCAGTTAGATATGCAATACTGGGATGCAGTAAATGGTACTACTGTTTGGAAAGACCACATAGCTACAGTTAAATCAGACAATCCAAAACCTGCATAAATAATCTGTTATAATCGTCCTTATGGATTTTATAATTGGATTTTTACTAGGTTATTTTTTAAAAGAAATTAGTCTATATCTTAAAAGACTAAGTAACTACGACCTAGATAGTAATGTAAATAAGGAATGGGACTGGATGTCCCATGATGACTTACCATAATGTCTCCTTCAGACAACTACACACAGAAAGAAATCATTCAAATGATATTTAAAAAGCTCGATGACATCGAGAAAAAACTTGACACTAAATTAGATAAATCAGAATTTTATAAAGTATTAACATTAGCAGTTGCTATAGGTGGAGTAGTCGCAGCAATCGTAATGTAATGCTGTTTAAACAAAGTTGAGTAAGAGCAAAGAGTATTATAGAGAAACTGATTACAAAGGAAAGGATGAAAGTATGCCAATGAAGATAACAACAAGAGATATATGGGGTGCTAAACCCAATAAAAATTCTTTTTCTAAACTAGGAGAAGTCAAAGGTTTAGTTGTACATTGGTCAGCTTACCCTGTTGCAGTAGGCAACATGGCAGAGATGGACCAGTGCAAGACTATACAAAGACTACATCAAGAAGATAGAGGTTGGAATGATATAGCATACAACTTTTTAGTAGGAGATACAGGACAGATATATGAAGGCAGAGGATTTGGAAATAGAAGTGCAGCACAAGGAGGTAACAATCGTGAAGAAATTAACTACAATAACAAGCATTATATTGCTGTGTGTTGGTTGGGTGGTAGCAATCCTACCGACAAACCTTCAGATAAAGCTATTGCATCTGTTAAATGGTTATACGAACAAGTAGGTGGAGAGTTAAGACCACACTCTTCATTCAAAAAAACAGCTTGTCCTGGTGATGCTTGGACACAAAAGATAGTAGAAGGATTACAGGTAGAGGAAATAGATAACTCATCTCCACCTGATATGATACATCCAAACTTTATTCAAGAGAAACTTGATACAATTATTGCTAAACTAGAGAACATAGAGAATAAACTAAAGTTAGGAAAATTAATACAATGAGCCAAGAATATAAAGATGTTCTTAGTAAAACAGTTTGGACTTTTGTTGAAGCATTCATATCTGCACTAACAGTTGCACCTTTAGTT